GATGAAACGATGCAAAAACGATTCCCTGAAAATTTTGGGGATAATTCGTTGGAACCGGAGAAACCCGCCCAACGCAAACCTTCAAATGTTGTTGCTCCTGCAACCAGATCAACTAGCCCTAAAAAAGTTAGATTGACTAAGACGCAAGTCGCTTTAGCGAAAAAACTAAAGTTAACACCTGAGCAATATGCACGAGAAATTATGAAATTGGAGAACGCAAATGGATAAGGTAAAAAGAGAATCAAGAGAAACAGAAGTACGAGAAGACGTAGCGAAAAAGTGGCAACCTGCCTCGCTTCTTCCGGAGTTTACAAAACAACCCGGATGGGCATATCGTTGGGTCAGAGTTTCTTTACTTAATGAACCTGATAACATGAACGTTTCTGCAAAAATGCGTGAAGGCTGGGAACCGGTGAAGCATTCGGAACACCCAGAAGTCATAATACAGGCAGACCCCAATAGCCAATTTAAAGAAGGCATAGAAATTGGAGGTCTATTACTTTGTAAAGCCCCTCAAGAAATGATGGACCAAAGAGCGGCACATGTTAACGAAAAAACACGTGCTCAGACCGAAGCAGTAGATGCTGCATACATGAATCAAAACGATCCGCGTATGCCTAAATTTGCTGAAGGTAAAGAAAATGGTCGTTCTTTCGGAAAGGATAATAAATAGGAGAAACAATCATGGCAACAACAGCCACCCCTTATGGCCTTAGGGCCGTAAATCATCTAGGAGGTACCCCATATGCGGGTTCGACTAGAATGTACCCGATTGCCTCTGGTCTTGCTCAAAACATATTCTACGGTGACGTAGTTGAAGTGGTGACAGCAGGTACAATACAACAAGCACGAACAACTGGAGCAGCAGGCGGAACAGCGTTCTTAGCTGGTACAGTTGGCGTATTTGTAGGTGTTACGTACACAGACCCGAATCTAGGCACAGTGGTATTTAGACAATATTTTCCAACAGGCACAGTAGCAACGGATATCCAAGCGTATGTTATTGATGACCCAGCGGTTATATTCCAAGCTCAAGCAGATGCTACAGTAGCCCAAGCAGGTTTAGGCGCTTGTACTTTCTTTGCAGCGGCACAATCAGACACTACTGGTAGTACAACTACAGGTAATTCAACATCTGCATTAGATGCAACAGTAACAACAAATCAAGATGCATTTAAAATTGTTGGATTTGTAGATAGCCCAACATCAACTGTTGGTGACGCATTTACAGATTTACTTGTAAAATTTAACCCAGTAGCTCACGCTTACACCAGCGGTGTTGGCATTTAATTAAGGAGAATATGATATGGCAATTTCAAGAGCCCAGCTCCTTAAGGAGCTATTACCAGGACTTAACGCATTATTCGGTTTAGAGTATGAGCGTTACGGAGAAGAGCATAAAGAGATTTACGAAACTGAATCTTCAGATCGCTCATTCGAAGAAGAAACAAAACTAGCTGGCTTTGCAGCCGCACCCCTTAAGTCTGAGGGAGCAGCTATTGCGTATGACAACGCACAAGAAGCTTTTACAGCTAGATATAACCACGTAACAATTGCTTTAGGTTTCAGTTTAACTGAAGAAGCGGTCGAAGATAATCTATATGATAGTCTTTCAGCTCGTTATACTAAAGCTCTTGCTCGTTCAATGGCAAATACTAAGCAAGTTCGTGCAGCTAACGTTTTAAACAATGGCTTCAACGGTGCTTTCTTAGGTGGCGATGCGCGTTCATTATTTGGTACAGCCGCTGGCGGTGCAGTTACTAACCACCCATTAGTTTCAGGTGGTACAAACAGTAACGTACAAGCAGTTGCAACAGACCTTAACGAAACAGCATTAGAAAACGCAGTGATTCAAATCGCAGCATGGACTGATGAAAGAGGTTTATTAATTGCAGCTAAACCACGTAAATTGGTTATTCCACCAGCTCTTCAATTCGTTGCTACTCGTTTATTAGATACTCAACTTCGTGTTGGTACAGCTGATAACGACCTTAACGCATTAAGAAATAATGGTGCAATTCCAGAAGGCTATACAATTAATCACTTCTTAACAGACGGTGATGCGTATTTCTTAACAACTGATGTTCCTAACGGTATGAAGCATTTCGAAAGAACTCCGCTTACTACTTCTATGGACGGTGACTTCGACACAGGCAACGTAAGATATAAAGCCCGTGAAAGATATTCATTTGGTTGGTCAGATCCTCTCGGTATGTGGGGTTCACCCGGTGCGTAATTAAAGCACCTCCTCTGAAAACCCGGCTCCTCTCTGTCGGGTTTTCTTTTTTATAGGAGTATAATTAGGGTATGCAATATTTAATCGACATGTTTGGAGTTAGCGTTGTATGTATCATTGCTTCCGTATTAGGGGGGTTTTGTAATTACAATGTTAAAAAAGCTAAAGGAAAAGCACCTCGTGGTGGCCATATTAATTGGCTTGTGCAACGTAAACGCGCGCGTATAGAAGTTATATTATCTGTATTTGTTGCGGCTATATCAGCTGAATTCTTTGTGCCTCCTATTATTAATCAGTTGAGTCTCCATATAACATTTTCTCCAGCGATAGCTTTCTTTATTGGTTATAGTGGTATGCGTTTAATACCTATGATGGAACGAAAAGTATCTCAAGCTCTTGATAAACTGGCGTAAAAAATTAATAGTTATTATGGGGCTTATTGCAGTTTTACCTGTCTCGCCCACAATTTTTATTGTTTGTTTATGGATAAACTCATGATTTTACGCAGCATATAGCTTAAATAAGTCTATATAATTCTTTCATCAGCAATGCTGAAATCTAAAATGAAAGGAGATCATATTATGTGGACAACACCAATTGCAACTGAAATGCGTTTCGGTTTTGAAGTAACAATGTACGTAATGAACAAGTAATTTCAAAGCTTTATATAAAGGGACTTCGGTCCCTTTTTTGTTGTATAATGACATGAAAACGTGTAACATTAATTATCTGGGATTTACCCGCTTATCAGACTGCCCCAGCAGACGCATACACGACGGATAAGCTTAAACTTTGTATGGAGAAATATCATGGCAAAAACAACCTTTTCAGGTCCAGTTCAATCGCTAGGTGGTTTCGTTGGCGCAGGCGTCAACAATGTAGTTACAATGACTGCAGGTACCACAGCATTAACTGTCCTTCCCGTAGCACCTAGTGCTCCTGGTGTAACACCAGCTAACGTAGTGTCCCCTGGACATGCAGGTAAAACTCTTATATTAACCGATGCAGGTTATATACTGAACTTACCAATCATTAATGCAACTGCTCCGGCTAACGACCCAACAAACCCTGACCAAGTAAACAATACAGGTATGGAGTTTGAATTTTTCTTAAATGCTGATTTAACAGGCGCTAATACTGTAGTAATTAATACTGGGCGAGCTACTGATGCATTTTATGGTTCAGCTTTAGTTGTAGACGATGGTGGAGGTGCTCAAGAAACTTTCCCTGCCGTAGCAGCTACTACAATCACATTAACTGCAACTACTTCTGCAGGTGAATATGGATCTATAGTTAGATGTAAAGCAGTTACAGGTGCAGGCGTTAATGGCGTTTGGTTTGTAGAAGCAACTCTAATTAATCCAAATGTTGCTGCACCAGCAGTGACACCATTTAGCTAACATATAGGAGAATTGACATGGCTATAACAACAGATATATGGGCCGTCACTCCTAGTTATTCAGCTACGTTATATAGAGCCGCTGCCGCTATTGCCGGTGCCGGTGATATAACATTAATAACTAACCAGCCTCTAGATAACGGGGCTGGCTATCAAATTCTATTTACTTGTGCGGGTGATGCAACTGCCGCTACATTTACTATCACTGGATATGTGGCTGGGGATTTATCTCAGTCTGTAACCACTGAAACTGTAGCCGGTGTTGATACTGGCACTGCAACTTCTACAAACTACTATTCTAGAATTACTAGTATTTCATCAGATGCAGCGGTAGCAACCAATGTAAGTATTGGTAACGCTATTGCTGATGGTATGGCTTTACCTAGAACTAGAATGAAAGGATTTTATTTTGTAGGTTCTGCAGGAGCAGGTAGTGTTACATTAACCTTAGATGGTAATGCAGCATCAGATAGAGTTTTATTAAGTATAGCTACTCCAGCTAACGTAGAGTCACAACAAATGGCTTTACCAGGCGACGGAATTTTAATTAACGGAAATGAGC